TGATGGCTCTTCGTAAGGCAAAAGGGCAAGCCAACTAAAAAACACCGGGGGCGCGACCGGCCAACGCGCACAATTTAAACACTTACCGAATCAAAAACATGATCACCGTCCAACTTCCCACCGATCCGACATACTGGAGCTGCTTTTGGGGCAACGATTATCAAGAGGGTATTGCCCGAGCCAACGACAACCTTGAGGCCATGATCCGCAGCGAGTTTGCCGACGCTCCGTTTGAGCTTCACTTCGAGCGCACCGCCACTCCGATGCCACGCGGAGTCATTGGGCACGACGAGGAAGCAGTCGAAGCAGTCTTCGAGTTCATCGCCACCAACTGGACCAACGCGCTCTGAGCTATGAACCTGACCAACTTAATCAGCGCCCTGATCGCCGTGGAATCTGGCGGGCGTGACAGTGCCATCGGTGACCAAGGACGCGCCCTTGGGCCGCTACAGATCCACCGGGCCGTGGTTCAGGACGTGAACCGATTCACCGGGTCGAACTACCGGCACCAGGACATGACCAACCGAGCGCAAGCCCGGGCCGTCTGCGAGGCCTACCTGACGCACTACGGCCGCGGGGCAACGACCGAGCAACTCGCCCGACGTTGGAATGGGGGGCCGACCGGAGACCGCAAATCTGCGACTTTGCCGTACTGGCGCAAGATTCAGAAGCAAATCAAGCCATGACCAAAAAACCGTTGCTTAGACTGCAAGGAATCGAAGCCGCACCGATGACCAAAAATGACGTTGGCGAGGCATTCAAAAAAGCTCGAAAACACCGTTTAATCAACAATCTCAGCTCATGGAAAAGGAAGCCAAAACAATGAAATTACACGAACTGGAGCCGGATCATCGGCTGCGAAACATCCCGATCAAATCAATCGAGGGACTTCGGATCCACTGCCGAAACACGACCTACAAGGCCAAGCCGGCGACGTGGAAAATCAAGAACGATACCTTCAACCGCCTCGGCGAAAGCTGGAAGGCCAACTTTGACTTTATCGTGGAGGAAGCGAAGTGACACCAAAAACCGAAACCCTTGTTTCCGCGCTGCGAATTTTGTCCGTTGAGATTCAGTCCGGGGACGGGGTCGCCAACGCCGTTGTGGCCGAAGCCGCGGACCGCCTGACGCTGATGGCTAACCTAGTCGCCCGACACATCGAAGAGACCAAAAAAGACACTGCGGAAATGCAGACCGCTTGCGAGACAATGAACGGGGCCACTGAAACGATCCAGAGACTCAAAATCCACATCAAGCGGTTGGAAGAGGAGCTAATAGACGTGAGGGGCCAGTGGGCCGCGTTGGTCGCCGACGTTGTTTTGTACGAGGACATAGGGGAGCGCATCAAACGGCTGGAGGAGGCGGGGGATGCGCTACTCAGAGACAACGACGACATGGCAAACATTAACCAATGGCGCAAAGCCAAGGAGGCCAAGCCGTGACAGACGAAGAAATCAACGAAGCAATCGCGGATCATGTCGGATGGAAATGGTATGCGGTCGAGAAGGGAGGGTGGTTCTACCGTAAAGGGGGGCATGGTTACACCTATCGAATCGAGGAAGCTGGGAAGTACACAAAGGAAGATGCCGAGAAACAACTCTGCTATGGCGAGCCCATGTCGGTGGTCAAGATTCCAGTACCATCCTACACCACCGACCTCAACGCGATGCGCGAAGCGTTAAACACGTTGACTGATGATGAGAGCTGGAGGCTTATTCTGCACCTGAGCGACATCACTCGCAACGAACATCATAGCGACCCTGATGATTGGTTCAATCGGAGTACCGATTGGACTTGGCGCGTAGTTAATGCAACCGCACATCAGCGCTCCGAAGCGTTTCTTCGCACGCTTGGAAAATGGAAGGAGGCCAAGCCGTGAGACATCCAAGCTATTGCTGTCAGAATTGCGGAGACTTTATTGGATGGATGGGGCGATTCATGTTTCCATTCTTCCACAAATGCAGAAACAAAACAACAAAACACATGACTGAATACACAACACAAACCACATCAATCAAGTTCGACAAAAACTTCATAAACCCTGCTGTTTTAATTCACCATGATGGTCGTGTGACTATCAGTGATGATCTAAAGCCAGATGAGGCTGCGAAGAAGATGTTCAAGATTTTTAAGGATCTTTGGGCAAATGACGCACAGTCAGCAAAGATCAGGGATTTGGAGCTTCGTATTCTCAAGCTGAAGACGGCGGGAAATGAAATGTACAAGTTTATCAATCCTCCTTCGCCGTGCATGAGGACATCCAGAATGGACGACCTATTGCAGTGTTGGGATGATGCAAAGATAAACACAAAGGAGGCCAAGCCGTGAGCGACCTAGAAATCAATATCGCAATTGCTGGAATGTGTGGCTGGGGATTTCTTTCAAAAGATAAATTTATTGTTATACCGCCCAATAGTCCGTATAGCGTTCAGCCGCTTTCAACAATTCCTGATTACGTTAACGATCTCAATGCGATGGCGGAAGCAGAGCAGTTTCTGGACTCTACGAATGGAGGGAGCACAGACCCGAATTGCTTGCGATACGCCTACAGCAGCGAGGTCTACCGAATCGTTCCAGACACCGTTCAACCATTCAGGGCGTCGGCTCGCCAACGCGCCGAGGCATTCCTGAGGACGGTTGGAAAGTGGAAGGAGGCAAGACCATGAACTGTCCATACTGCCATTCACCAAAGCGAACAGAGACGACCTATGAGTGCTGGAGACGCACTGATATGGACGAGTTTCAGCGGCCTGAGAAGTGTCTGCGTAACGAGATTGGATTGCTCAACGACCACATCAATCTACTCAAGAGTACCGGCGACGAGCTGCTTGAGTGGCTGAAGGACGGCACCATTTCCGACTCAAACTATCGGCTGCTGGCCAATGCATGGCAGCGAGCAAAGGAGAACAAGCAATGACAGACCTAGAAATAAACGAAGCATTCGGGAAACCGATGTATGAGGCTGATCCGACCAACGCAAGATACAACAGCCTACAGCTCCAATGCTACGAGCAGCGTAAGGAGATTAACAGGTTGAATGAACACGTCACCGAACTCGAAAACCGTCTCCGCGCTTTGTGGGACAAGCTCGAAGGTGAGCGGAAGCACTACATGGAGCAAATTCGCAGGCTGGAGGAGGCGGGGAATGAACTCATGTATGACAATGACGACATGGCAAACATTAACCGATGGCACAAAGCCAAGGAGGCCAAGCCGTGAGCGAAAGCAACTTTGCTTTTGTCTATGTCCACGCATGGAACGGATCAATCCGAGTGGAAACTCTAGGGACAGCCAAGAGCCTCGATGGAAGCCCAGAGTGGAAACACGTTTCGACAATCAACCCTTACGCTTGGTTAGAGATGATTCTTCGGGCTTCGATTAAAGACCGAAATCTCCTTATCAAACATTTGCTAAAATGAAAGCCCAGCTATCCGCCGAACAAATCGCCCGCTTGTTAGGGGCACCAGTAAAACGACTCACCGGGGGAGTTCTGCTGCATCCTCCGTTGCCCGACGAAACGGTCCGGGACATCCGCAAGCGCTGGTCCGCGGGGCAACCGCTCAAAGGCATCGCCAGCCTTCACAAGGTCACCATGGCCGCGGTCTCCCTCATCGGGTCGGGCCAACGCCGGAGGGACGTCTTGTGAGCCCATCGCTGCCCGCTGGTAACCGCGCACTTGCAACCCACCACGATTTGTGGTCCACGGGTCAGTGTGAACATCACACCGGGCCGGAAACGGGTCATGGCCATCGGGTGCAGTCACGGCAACCGAGCAAACAAAGACGCGTTGGCTGCTGCAATTCTGTTCCGGGAACAGTTTCAGCCCGACGAGGTAATCCACCTCGGGGACGCTTATGACCTTGCCAGCCTTCGTGCCGGATCGCTGGCAAATCCTGACGACTCAGACCATGCCGACGATTACCTCGACGACATTGAGCAGGGCCGAGAGTTTCTCAACGCGCTCAGGCCGACGGTGTTCATTCTCGGCAACCATGACCAGCGTGCGCTCAAATACCTGCACCACCACAACACCGTGGTGCGGGGCTTTGCCGAGGCCATCTGGGACAAAATGCGTGAGCCCATCGAGCGCCATGCCCGGGTTTTCATCAAACACCACGACGTGCTGCCGCGCTCTTGGTACACCCTCGGAGGCTATAAATGGGGGCACGGTCTGCTGTATTCCGAGAATTTCCTTAGGGACACCGCCGAGACTTGGGGCAACACCGTCGTTGCCCACGCCCACCGCGCTGGGATCGCGACTGGCCGACGTAGCGACAACCCGGTCTGCCTATCGCCTGGGACGCTGGCCGACGCGCCCTGCATGGACTACGCGCTCCGACGCCGGGGAACCCTCGCTTGGTCCCACGGCATCGTCTTTGGCGAGTACACCGAGACAACCGCGCAACTTTACCTTCATCAGTGGCCGCAGGGGGAAAAGACATGGAATCTGCCGAGCTTCTAAGACTCATTCGGGACGAGATCCAACACACAATCCAGAGCCCAACCGAGGATTGGAAAACGGTCGCTCAATGGGGGACCGAGTGGGGACTTCAACGCGCTCAAACAGCCCGAATGTTGAGCATTGCAGTCCGAGCCGGCATCATGGAGCACAAGCGGTTTCGCATTTTTATGCCCATGCGCCATTCTTACCCGGTGCCCCATTACCGAAAAAAAGTTACACCATGATCTACCAAGCCAAACACAACGCCGCCGTCACCGTCGAAATGATCGCAGAGGCCGAACTCCGCATCGGTGAGACCAAGCGACAGGTCATCGTCTACACCCGCAACGGCCGCAACTACGTCCGACCCAAGGCCGAGTTCCTTGACAAGTTTTCGCTGGTAGTTTCTACCGAATCAAAGTAACTGTCAGCAGTCGCCGTAAGGCGGCAAACGGGTGTAGCAGCCCAAAGCAGAGATGAACAACATCACCGAACCTCCAATCCAGCCAATGCCGGCGGGTTTCCCTGAAACGCAACGTTCAGGGCTGCACCCACTGCTACCCGGTGTTGGTTGGATTGGGGCTTCATTAACCACATGAGCAACCTGTACGTCCGACTCCATTCGTCGTTCTGGACGCATCGAAAAACTCTCCAACTCAGGCGAAAGCTTGGAGACGCAGCGTTCTGGATTCCTCCAAGACTTTGGTCTTTTGCAGCCGAAAACGCACCCGACGGAGACCTGAGCAACTACCAAGCAGAGGACTTAGCAATGCTTGTGCAATACTCGGGCAATGCTCAAGAAATGCTCCAAGCATTAAACGATGCCGGGTTTCTTGAAAATGGCATTATCCGAAATTGGGAGGATCGAAATGCCTTCCACGTTACTAACCACGACCGAGCCAAAAAAGCGGCAGAAGCTCGTTGGGCAAAGCGAAATGAAAAGCTCTTAGAGAAGAAAGAAAGAGATAAGGATAAGGAAAAGGAAAAGGAAAGTAAGCAAGCACAGTCCAAGCATTGCTTGGATGATGCTCCAAGCATAGAGGTTGAAACCTTCAAGCTGCGAATCGGCTCATGGTTTGGTCGAAGACCAACCACCAACTGGTCTACAAAGGAACTCCGGGCGCTCAAAGACGTTTTGGCTCTGAACACTCCTCCCGAGGACATCGACGTCTTAGAAGCCCGCTACAACTCCGGCAACCCATACCTCCGCCGCGATCCCGTCACACTGCTCAACAACTGGAATACCGAAATCGACCGCGCCAAACAACCCGCCACTCAAACCGACTCCGCAAATGCAAACGACCCAATCGCTCGACGCAATGCTGCACTCGGTGACATTGCAAATCACTCAGCAGAGGCAACCAGACGCTCCAGAGAGATCGACCGGCTCAACGACCTCCGCTACGAGCAAACTGGGAAAACTCCTTTTGACCCGTGACTCGGAGTCATTCCGGGCCAAGGTCATCGGGCTCAACGAATCAAGCCCGTTGCCCAAGCGCCTTGCCCGGTACGTTGAGGCATGGATCAAGGCCGCGGCAATGAATCGACGGGAGAACGGGACGTGGATGGTCATCTCTGGGCCTCCGGGAGTCGGTAAGAGCCACGCGCTTAAGGCCGCGGTGACGTTTCTGGCAAATCATTCGGTGGGCGTTTACGGTGAGTTCTGGCAGCGACCTCCGTCTGTGGTTTGGGCCGCATGGTCTCGGATCATTGAACTCGACGAAGACGAATGGACGGACTGGCTTTACGACCTCCGCAGGGCTCAGATGGTAATCCTCGACGACGTTGGTTCAGAGGTTGACCGGTTTAAATCCGGGGCACCTGCCGAACGCCTTAGAGTTGCCCTAGAGACCTGCGAGAACCGTTTCTTGCTGGTATCGACCAACATTCAATCTGCTCAATGGGCATCAAACTTTGACGAACGGGTCAAAAGCCGACTCCACAGGGCCGCGGTACTCGACATGACCGGGGCAGAGGATTACCGACCGAACAAAAAACCAGAAAACCAACACTAAAAACCACATGATCATCGCAAAAATAGACGTCACCAAGCTCGACAAGACCCAATTTTTTAAGGGTGCAAAAGGGATTTACGCCGACCTTGTCCTGATCCCAAACAAGGCTGGAATTGACCAGTTTGGCAACGACGGGTTCGTAAGCCAAGGCACGTCCAAGGAAGCCCGAGCGAAGGGCGAGAAGGGGGCAATCGTGGGCAACTACAAGAAGATCAACCGAGGCTCAGACGCAAAGCCCGAGCCAAAGCCGACCGCTAAGGTGCAGCCAGATTTTGACCAACAAGACGACGTTCCCTTTTGACCTATGAGAAACAAATACTATCTGACCAACAAGGTGCAGCCCGGTGAGATCCAGCCCGGGTTTGCCGACGCAGCCAAGGCCCTAGCCGAGGCCGACGACCTAGTGGCCTATGGGCTACGACGTGGCCTCATGTCCTACCCTCATGGCACCCAGTTTGACGCCACTGGCCGACCTATACCGAAGCTCCAGGCAACCCGGGCGAGTTACACCAAGCCAATCGAGAGCTATTCATGCCTCAGAGCTTACCTCATGCGGGACAACGGATCCACCCATGCCGAGATCGCAAGGGCCGTTCAATCATCAATCGTCAAGGTGCCGGCAATAATTGCCCACGGTAAGACGCTGTGGCTTGCCCAAGGAGCCGCCGTGACCACCGGAAAGGGTAAGGAGACCAATCAGCAATCAAAACGCGCCAGCGAGGCAGCAGCGCACGCGGCGGGGCATCCAAGGGCAGGTGCCTCCCCCCGGATGGGAACCCTCCCAGCCAAAACCTTGCACGCAGGGGCCAAAGCAGACCGATAAGCCGCCGAGCGTAAACTTTCCTAAACTCTGTAAACTCCCATGACAACCGCCGCCAAATATGTTGCCCTGAACATCGGTCACCACCTCATTAAATGGGCAGTTTCACGCATCCGAGCTAAGGCAATGACGCCGGAACAATTCGCTCTTCAGCATTCGCCGAACGCCAAGCCGAATGCCCCGGTGCTGCGGACCATTGCCGTAGGCATCCGGGACATCATGCACGAAAAGCCCGAGAACCTACCCGAGACGCTGCGATGACTCAGACCGATTACGTCAACCACAGCGGTCTGACCAAGGGCCGGGTCTCCCAGCTTGTGAAGGCCGGAATGCCGTTGACCTCGCCCGAAGCCGCGGACTCTTGGCGGGGAATGGGTGCTCAGAAGCGCCCGGGGATCATCCCGAAATCTGCTTCGGGATCATCCGTTGAACCGGGACCGTACCGACCGCCCGAGGCCCAAGCACCCACCGATCCATCGTTGATCTCCGCGGACACACCGCAGGGCTCCTACGAACGGCAAAAAGGCATTGAGAAAGCCGCCTACGCTTTGTCAGTGCGGGCGCTTAAAGCCGGACAGCCCGACGCCGGCCGACTGGTTCAGATCCACAACAGCGCAGCCCGCAACCTGACCGCCGCCCGGGAGGAGGTGCTAACGTTAGCCGAAAGGGAACGAACACTCGTCTCCGGTGACTGGGTCCGAAAGGTCATGCAAGAACACGACGGAGCGGTCGCCACATTGCTGCGATCAATGCCCAAGCAACTTGCCGGCCGGATCGCGCCGCACGACCCCGAGCACGCAGAAAAGGAACTGGACCGCTGGGTTCAGGAAGTCGCCCTAGCCACATTGCAGCAAACCGACCCATGGAAATGAAGACCAAGCCAACAATTGAAGAAATCAAGGTCGATGACCTGATTCCCTACGCCACCAACAGCCGAACGCATTCCGCCGAACAGGTCGCCCAAATTGCTGCCTCCATGGTGGAGTTTGGATGGACCAACCCGGTTCTCATCGACACCCGCGGGACTATTGTCGCCGGCCACGGCCGAGTCATGGCTGCGCGCAAGCTCGGCATGGAGACAGTGCCGTGCATTCGACTTGGCCACCTGTCGCCCGGTCAGGTTCGCGCCTACGTTATCGCTGACAATAAGCTGGCAATGAATGCCGGATGGGACGAGGAGATGCTTAAGGTAGAGTTGGACATCCTCAAAGAAGACGGATTCAATTTGTCTCTCACCGGATTTTCAAACGATGAACTTAAAGAAATTTTTGACAGTGGGGGACTTGAAAATGGGCTCAGTGATAATTACACACACAAAATTGATGCTCCAATCTACACTCCCAAAGGTGAGAAGCCGTCAGTCTCTGAGCTTGTGGACTCGCAACACGCTGAGAAGCTGATCCACGAAATCGCAAGCGCCAAGCTACCGAAGGAGATTGAGCAGTTTTTAAAAACGGCAGCAGCGCGGCACTTTGTGTTTAACTACGAGAAGATTGCTGAGTTTTACTGCCACGCTGACAAAAAAACTCAGGAGTTAATGGAAAACTCAGCTCTCATCATTATCGACTTTGAAAAGGCGCTTCAAATGGGCTACGCGAAACTCAGAGAGGAGATTGTAAACTCACTTGAAGGCGAGGCTAACGAAGAGGTGTCCGATGAGTGACAGTTTCTGCGTTTTCATTATCAGCCACGGGCGATCCGACAACGTCATTACACTTAAGATTCTAAAAAAACACGGTTACACAGGGCTAGTGTTTATTGTTTGCGATAACGAAGACAAAACCGTCGAGCAGTATCAAAAAAACTTTGGCTATGAAAGGGTTCTAGTTTTTGACAAACTTAAATATGCGTCGATGATCGACAACTGTGATAATTTTCAAAACCGCAGAACAACAACTCATGCACGAAATGCCTGCTTCGATTTTGCTGCCAATCGTTGCTTTGATTACTTCCTTGTCTTAGACGATGATTACGTTGATTTTCGTTATACGTTTGACCGTTTTGGAGCTTTTGTTAGAAAGCACATTTACAATCTTGACTTAATATTCAAAGCAATTGTTCAGATATTAAACGCAGACGATAGGGTTGATTCGGTTTGTATTATGCAAACCGGCGATTTAATTGGAGGTGCTGAGTCTGTTTGTAAATGGAGCAAAAGCCCTCCATTTCCGTTTAAACGACGGAAAGCAATGAACTCGTTTTTTTGCAAAACTTCACGAAGGTTTTGGTTTTTTAGTAGATTAAACGAGGATGTAAACACATACCTTTCACTTGGATCGCGTGGAAGATTGTTTTTTACAATACCAGATGCGTATTTACAACAAAAACAAACCCAAGGAACATCTGGTGGAATGTCGGAGGCATATCTTTCAAGTGGAACATATGTAAAAACATTTTATACCGTTATGATTGGCCCGTCATATTGTATTGCAACAGTAACGCCTGGAATGAATCGAATGCATCACAAAATAAGTTGGAAAAATGCAATTCCAAAAATTATTGATCAAGCTCACAAAAAGCTATGAATTTGACCGACCAACAACGCGACATTCTGGAGTTCCGCCGGGGCCTCTACCGCCCGACTCCCCGGCAAACCGTGGTCCAATGGGCCGAGGCCAATCTCAAGCTAACCGCTCGGCAAACCGAGCATCCCGGGCCTTACTCGACGAGCGTTCGCCCCTACGTTCGCGAGCCGCTCGAATGTTGGAAAGACTCAGGCGTGGTCGAAATGACGCTGTGCTGGGGATCTCAGACGTCAAAGACGACGACCCTGATGGCTGGCCTTGCGTGGTTGATCGACAACGAGCCAAGCCCGGCGCTGTGGTTGATGCCCACCGAAGGCCTTGCCCGGTCGTTTTCCAAAAGTCGATGGATGCCCATGCTTGAAGACTGCCCGGCCATGGTCGCGCATTTTCCAAGCGACAAGGACAAACTCACCCATCTCGAACAGCATTTTGACCGCTCGACGCTAAATTTTGTGGGCAGCAACAGCCCGGCCAACCTAGCCCAACGACCCGTCCGGGTGCTGGTTGCTGACGAGGTTGACAAGTTCGCCCAAGCCTCAGACCGGGAAGCCGACGCGCTGGACTTGGCCGAGCAGCGCCTTAAGGCGTTCTCATCCTCCAAACTGTTCTTGACCTCGACCCCGACAACCACCGAGGGCCGAATCTGGCAGCGGTTCCTTCGAGGCGACCAGCGCCGGTATTACCTGCCCTGCCCGAATTGCAAGGCCCTCATCCGGCTGGAGTGGAAGCAGGTCAAGTGGGACGAGAGCGCCAAACTGGAAGACGGCAAATGGGACTTCGGCAAGGTGCGCGGATCCGCCCGCTACGAATGCCAACTCTGCAAGGGGGCCATTAACGACTCGCAAAAGGTTGCCAGCCTTCGACACGGCCAATGGATTCCCGAAAACAAGGGTTCGTTGCCCGGGGTCCGATCTTACCATCTGTCGAGCCTTTACAGCCCGGATCGCAAATGCACATGGGGGCACTTAGCCGTGCAGTTCTTGGAGGCTCAGGAATCCCTTATCGGGCTTCAGGGCTTCATCAACGGCAATTTAAGCGAACCATGGGAAAACCAAGCCGCGCCCCGACAACGCGAGGAGTTAATCGTCGCGGGGACCGAAGGCGTGGCCGAAAAGGCGATCAAGTTCCTGACCGTAGACTGTCAGGCTTCCAGCCCGCACTTCTGGTTTGTGGTCAGGGCATGGAACGAGGACGGGTCATCCCGGGCCATCGACGCGGGGCCGCTCGACACTTGGCACGACGTGCGTGAAAAGCAGGGCCAGCACGGGGTGCAGGACGTCCACGTCATCATCGACTCAGGCTATGATGCCCCCAGCGTTTACTCTGAGTGCCTCCGGTGGGGCAGATTCTTCCCGAGGACCGGCCGGGTTCCTTTGTGGGTCGGATGGATGCCCGCCAAGGGAATGCCTCGAAAAGGTTGGCGCAACCCGAAAACCGGGGTGGAAGATCCATTCTTCCTCCGAGGAATTGATCCTCGGGTCGGTGACAACGCTGGGCGGCAGGGACGTCTTGAACTCAAGCTCTTGGAGTTTGGGACCGACGTGACCAAGGACATCCTAGAACGCCTCCGCAAGGGAAAGACGGCCACCCGGTGGGAGGTCGCCGACAACGTAGCCTCGCCGGAATACTGGAGGCACTTGGACTGCGAGCAAAAGGTCGCCAGACTTTCCAGCGCCACCGGCCGAACAACGTGGACGTGGCTGTCTCGTTCCTCAAAATGGCCGAATCACTTGGCCGATTGCGAAGTCATGCAAGTTGCCGGTGCAATTTTCCACAACCGCCTCCGCATGACCAACTCCGATGCAAACTGACCTCCTCACGACAAAGGAAATCGCCGCCATGCTCAAGCGGGCTCCGTCCTACGTCTACGCCATGAAAGCCCGAGGGTTCCCAATGCCGGGGGGCCGGGCGCGACTCACAGAGGCGTTGGCGTGGCTGACAAAACATCCGCAACCGCGTGCCGAACGCCGCCACGGGCGGAAATGAGCGAGGACGGTTCAAAGCACCGATAGCGTCAACGCTCTGTTCTTGCGGACCTTCAATTGTGGCAGTTTCTTCTGTATTCGCCCGCGGTCTCTTGCGTCACGTCTACTCGACGGTGACCCATGGGGCCACGCTGCTCGACAAGCTCAACAGCCTCAACAACGAGGCCGTCCACGCGCTTGAGTCAGGCAAGATCTTGCAGCAGACCACCGGCAATGGGCGGTCAGTGACGTTCCAAGTCAATGGTTCCGAAGGCGTGACTCCCACAGACATGGCTGAGGCCTTCAGCCGTTTGCTTGACCTCTACGACGACGCGGTGACAGCCGGAAATGCGACTGATGCCAATCGCTTCGGCTACATGATGGGACGGCTAAAACCCGTTCGTGCCTTCCGCAACGATTTCTCTAATCTCATGCGATGAAATTACTCGAACGCCTAGCCGCTGCGACTCGGTTCGTGGTTTCACCGAAAGCCCGGTACGAGGGAGCCCGCCAAACAACTCAGCGGTCCACGCTGCACGGTTCGGTTCAGTCGGCTTCGTTCGACATTGACCCCTACAGCCGTTACGAGTTGGTGCGTCGGTCCCGGTATTTTGAGCGCAACAACGCCTTCGTAAACCGGATCGCCGACCTTTTTGAGCAGTACACCGTAGGGCAGGGGCTCGCGTTCTTCCCGTCGTCGTCTGACACCGCGTGGAATGCGACCGCGCTCAACTACTGGCGCGACTGGCAACGGTTTGCCGATCTATCCTCCCGACTCTCGTTTGGGAGTCTTCAAGGGATCATTGCCCGGGCGCTTTTCGTCGATGGTGAAATTTTTATTATCCTCACCCGAGGCGAATCTGGAAACCCTCGGATTCAGTTGGTCGAATCCCACCGGGTGAAGAGCCCGCCCGCTTTGCAGGGTCGGACAATCATTGACGGCGTCGAGGTGGACGAACGAGGCCGGCCGGTAGCCTACCACATCACCAACGACGACGGCAAACGGCAGGACGTTTTCCAGCGAGTCGAAGCCGAGTTCGTTGTCCATGTTTTCGAGCCGGGACGCCCGGGTCAGTATCGCGGACTCCCGGCGCTTTACCCGGTTATGAACGACCTTCACGACTTGGACGACCTCCAGATCTTCGAGATGCAAGCCGCCAAGGCCGCGTCAAAGGTTCAGAACGTCATCAAAACCAAGGAGGGCGAGGTCACCGATGACGACATTATCCGCGGCACCATATTGGGAAGCGATGGGGTCGAACGGGCCGATTATTACAAGGACGTCTTCGGCGGAGAGGTCGCTGTTCTCAAACACGGTGACGAGTTCAACCAGTTTCAGGTCGAGCGCCCGTCAGCCGCCACCTCGGGATATTGGGATTACCTGACCGCCAAGGTCTGCGCTGGCATTGGCATCCCAAAAGAGATTGTGCTGCCCACTTCAATGCAGGGAACCTCGATGCGGTCGGTTCTCGACATTGCTAACGCCTTTTTCCGGTCCCGGTCTTTCGTGATCGCGGACCACCTTCGCCGCGTCTATGAGTACGTCATCGAAACCGGAATTAAAACGGACCCGTCAATGCGTCCGGCACCGGCTGATTTCTATCGGTCAACGTTTCGGTCTCCTCGGTCCATCAATGTGGACGTGGGCCGCAATTCATCTGCCGCGGTCAACGAGTTCAAATGCGGCATGAGAACGCTCCAGAGCATCTATGCCGAGACCGGTGAGGACTGGCGCGAGCAACTGCGGCAAAAGGCGGCAGAAATTGCTTATGCCCAAGAACTCGCTCAGGAGTTCAACGTGGACCGGGCCGAGATTATGACTCTTGACCCCAACGAGCTTTCGAGCAACAACGCCGCAGCAACAAACGCGTGAAAAACTGGTACGAGATCAAAGCACAAGCCCAATCGGATCAACCGATTGAGGTTCTGATTTACGACGAGATCGGAGGCTGGGGGATCACGGCTGCTCAGTTTGTGCGCGACGTCAAAGCCCTCGGCAATGGTCCGATCAATGTCCGCATCAACTCGCCCGGCGGGTCGGTGTTCGACGGTCTGGCAATTTACCACTATCTGTCGTCTCGGCCTGACGTGACCGTCA